CGCCTTGGATCTGATTATGATAAAGATGGTGTACCCTATTGGGATCAACAGATTCACGATTAAGTACTGACACCTACCCCCGCCGAAAACATTGGAGAGCTAAATGCCTAACTACGACTATAAGTGTAATGTGTGTGGAGGCGTGCAAGAGATCTATCAGTCTTTTGGAGATAGTACTGTGCCTGTATGTTGCCAAGAGTCTATGAATAAGATTTTCCAAGCTACCCCCGCCGTTTTTAAAGGTGGAGGCTGGGGAGGACAGTAAGTGTGGTCATGGCTACTTGCAATCATTGGAGTAACAGGAATCTACTTTGTAGGTCGTAAGACCATATGGGGTTGGTTTGTCCTCTTGTTTAATGAAGGCCTATGGATGGTCTATGCAATTCATACTAAGCAATACGGGTTTATATTTGCATCTTTAGCGTATGCTATTACCTATATAAGGTCTTATATGCATTGGTCTAGGGAGAAATAATGTCTGATAGGTTTCGTGCTAGACACTTTATGCCCGTAGTTGACCCCGATAACTATGCCGCTGTTGCAGCTGCCCTCAAATATGATAGAGAGCGTAGCCGTCTATGTGGACCTGGCTATGATGAGATCTATGCACCCACCTCTGGTGGGCCACGCCCTCGTGCCCAGAAGTGCTGCTACAACCCAAGCACTGAAACCCTAGTTATTGTAATGACAGACCCCGGCGTCGGTGGTAGAGCGCAATACACCTGGATTCAATACGACAATATTAGAAGTGACCTGTGGGAGCAGCTTAAGACTGGCTCATCTACTAATGACTTTGTAAATGACGCTTTAATGGGTTTACCATGGCTTAGGACCTCCTATGGTACACTTCCTAGGACAAGATCAGAAACATTTGAGCTAGGTAGCCAAGAGTATTTGTGATACGCTAGGTTTAGACTAGAGAGGGAAAAATGACAACAATTGCAGCAATTCAAGGTGACGGTTGGGTAGTAATGGGTGCAGACACTCAATCTACCGTTTCTGAGTACAAACGCCTTAAGATGGCTAACGATAAAGTTATTGATAATAATGGGGTCCTAATTGCCGGTTGTGGCATGGGACGTGGCATGGATCTTATGCAAAAGGCATGGGTTGCCCCAAAACCTCGTAAATCCCGCATGAGTATTGATGAGCTCGATAAGTGGATGGCTAAGACTTTTATTCCTCAAATGCGTCAGCTATTCATTGATGGTGGCTATGATATGAAGGATGACGGCGAGTACGCTCAACACGAGGGTGCATTTATTGTCGCTGTACAGGGCGTTGTATTTTATATTGATGACGACTACTCCTTTGACCGTGAAGCTCGTGGGGTTACTACATCTGGTAGCGGTGGGGACTTTGCTGCCGGTTCATTATTTAAAAAAGATTTAAGCACTATAGAAAAAGCTAAGAAGCAAATGGAGATTGCTGTAGACGCTGCCAGAGAGTATGACGTCTATTCTGGTGGAGAAACCCGCATTTACGTACAAGAGGCCTAATACCTCTGTTACCATTACCCTGTCTCTTGGGCAAGACTCTCTAACCCTCTCTAGATAGGACTATGTACATGGCAACTAATCTCGAAGGCAATAGCCTAGAGTCATGGACAATCTATACCGGTAATCCAATTACTGGTAATACAAGCTTGTCTGTGTCAACAACCTCTGCAACATACGCAAACGCTATGTTGACAAATGTAACCACATCAACTGTTACGGGTCGCCCTAACGTTGATTTCGTATGGGGTAACTTCCCACTACAACCAAATGATGAGCGTTCTGCAGGAACTCCATCCGCAACTGTTACAGTCGGTGGATCACAGAACGTATCATGGACCAACACCTCAACTGTTAACTCTGCATACTTGGATTACACCAAGGATACACAAAACATCGCAGAAGCAAACTACTCAGGATTCCCAAGCTTTATTGCTGGAGACCCAATCCTTCGTGTAACAGCTGCTTCAGGCAACGGAACAACCGTCACCTATACAGCTCAATCAAACGGAATCAATCCAGCTTCATTGGTTGGACAGAACGTAACAATCACAGGTCTTACAACCTCTGCATTCAACCTCACAAACGCTACAATCGCATCAGCTACAGCTTATCAGTTCACAGTAACTAACTCAGCTGGTTCAGGTGTATCAATCACAGGTCAGACAGGTATTGCACAACTTGGTGCAGGCGCATCTGACTCAGATGGTTCATTCGTAGGTGGAACAGCTTATGTAACTGTCCCAACAGTTCTAGGCCTTACAACTGCTAATGCTCAGGCACTTCTTGCTGACGTAGAGCTTGTTGCTACAACAGCCTCTGCTGCAACTAACACTCCAATCTCAATCACTGCTGCTGCACGTACAGCTAGCTCAGCTACCGCAACTGTTACAGCTACAGGCGCTGGAGCTGCGTTCCCAGTCGGTACAAAGATCACAATTGCTGGTCTTGCAGACGCAACAACAACAGAGCTTAACGGTACATGGACTGTTACAGCAAGTGCGACAAACACCGTCTCATTTGTCTCTAACGGAACAACAGCTATCGCTGTTGCTTCACCTACAGGTACCCCAACAGTTAAGGGTACTTCTGCAACAATCAAGACCCAAAGCATTGCTGCAGGTACTGCATCAACTGCTGCAGGTGCTGCTATCACAATCACACCTTGGGCCTAATAGCCTAAATGTAATTAGCCGGGAGTTAACGCTCCCGGCTTTTTGCTTTAGTGAGAGAATACTCGTATGACTCACCCAAAGAAAGAGCATCGCCAGTTTAAGGTGCCTCTAAAAGATCCTGCAACAGTTGGCAGGCTGGGTGACGCCAGATTCCCCCTTCCAAATTCCGTAGTAGACTACGACCAGCTCTATTATGGCTTAGGGCCAGATTCAGACATAGATATGGATCAACGACAAGGAACGGATGCAGATGACACAAGTACTGGAACCTCAGCAACAGGAGATGCAGCTGGTGGAGGAATCGCAGCAGCGAATTCAGTGTGATGGCTGTTCAGCCCGTGCCGGGGTGGTTGTAACCCTCCCATACGGCATTTTGGCCTTCTGCATGCATCATTATAATAAAAGTGCTCAAGCCCTTACAGAACAGGGTGGAGTTGCTAAACTTTTGTCCATATCGGAGAAGACAGGACCTACAGATGAATCTTAGTGGCGGACAAAATATTAGCCAAGCAGGTGGCAGTAGCGGCAATATCCTTGGTCAACTCCTTGGTGGTATTGTAAACAGCAAGCAACAGAAGAGCAAGATTGAGATGCAAAAGCAGCTCATGGATTACAGCCACAACCTTCAGCTTCAACGTATGGAAGCTCAACATCAGAATTCTCTAACCCAAACTACCTGGGGCCACGTCGCACGTAATATGGCAGAAGGTCTTGGTTCTGAGGCAAACTTTAACGCTGAATCATCAAATTATTCAAAGCTATTTGGAGAAGATGAAGGTAAGCGTCTTCATCAGCAAGCTGTTCGCACAGCAGGTATGCAAAAAGGTGTTCCAGGTCAAATCTCCCTTAAGTTGCAGTCTAATAATGCTGACGAAGCATCTCCAAAAGCAGGAAGTAATACGGGCGCTGTAAATGCTACAGAACCTGAAGATATTTATTCAGAAGGTCACGGTATTGGTGAAGTTCCAGATCTTGGCACAGATTTTAGTCGTACAAGCAACCTTAACGTCGGAATGGGTGAGGGTAAGTAAACATGGGTCAATTTGATAATTACATCAAGCCTAATGAACAAGGCAAAGTAGTTGCTAAGGCAGGTCCAAGTAAAACTGGTAAAGCTGGTCGTGGTGGACAACGTGTTGCTACTGTACCTGGTCTAGAACCTAAGATTGCACTTAAGGGTGAAAATCCTGCGGGAGTAGATAAAGCTTCGGAAGCACGTCTCAATGGTAAGCCAGTCAGTGTTGCTAAGCTAGATATCCCTGCTAAAGCAGAGCCTGTTACAGAAGCTCCTACAGCTGCCGATTATGGTAAGCGTAACGCCGGTCAGATTATTAAGACACGTGGTAAAGGTTCAAAGCCAAAAGCTTGGCATGAACAAGATGCTTGGGATGCAGAAGGCAATCTAAAGCCTGAGTATAATGATATTGATAATAATCCGCTAAGCACAACAACTATGCGTATGCGAGATACTTCCCCACTATTTGTATCAAAGCAGCACCAGAAGGCATTTAACCTTCGTACAAAGGCTTTTAAAGAGCAAGAAGAGCGTCATGCAACAGAGCTTGCTGGCGCAGACAAGATGTCTGATACTGAGTACTTAGCTACTACAGCACGACACGATGTTGAGCGTCAGGAGCTTAAGGCTGCCCATCCTGTTCCTCCTGAGGGGTACACACTTCCTGAAACTGATGTAGAAAGAAAAGCAGTAGACACTGGCTCAGTAGCACAGCCATATCGCCCACAAGGTAGGAAGGGTTCACGCCTTTCTGCTCGTAATATCATCAATTGGCCTACAACAGCCGATAAAGATGAGGGCAAGACTATGTCTGAGCTTGAGGAAGAAGACAAGAACGTTCGCAAGAACCGCATGCGTAAAGCTGGCATCACTGAAGTAAACATGAACGAAATGTCTGCAGGAGCACCTGCTGCTGTTACTCCAGAAGCTAAGACTATTAAAAGTGGAAAGCTTGCTAGCAGAATTGCTGCTGGACGTGGAACACACACTAACGTCACTATTGGTAATCCAGAAGTTATGGAAAGAGCTGCACGTCTATCTAAGAAGCTTGCTCCAGGACTTGAAGAGAGTGATATCGGTCATCCAAGCCACCCAAACTTCTCTCAAAGCACATATGCCTCTATGGCAACAGTTATGCACCATGCCGGAATTGAAGAGGACCGAAGTGAGTCTGGCACAAAAGATTATGAGCAACTAAAGAAGTTTGCTGGAGATCGTAACTTCTCAGATTCAGTTGAGACTGCTCGTCAGTATATTGATAACCAAAAGCGTTTTAACAGCGGCAAGCAAACAACTTATAGCGCTAAGCCTGGATTTAATGAGGAGAAGGTAAACCCTTCAACCGATTACTTCAGAACTAAAACGGGTGAAAAAGTAAGTCTTGCTGATATGAAACACCCAGAGAACCCACTACGTGGTGGTAGAGTTATGAAGGGTAGCGAATCACCATTTATGGGATTCCATGGAGATGCTAACTCAGAAGAAGGCATTAAGCCAACTGCCAAGGGCGTTATTGGTAAGAGCCCTGAATGGCTGCACCAAGGCTGGCACCCATATACAGAGAAGGAAACTGGACACCGTGTATTTGAGCACCATGATGTAAGTGGCGCAACTCACATGGGTGATCTTGTTAAGCATGCAATTAAGAAGGGTAGAACCTTCAATAACATGACTGCAAGCCTAACAAAGGGCTCAGCTATTCGCTTCAGAGCTGGAGAAGATGCTCCTCTGTACAAGGTGACTGCTGCTCCATCAGAAGTTACCACAAGAGGTAAGCGTAAAGGCAAAGAGCTTGCATCTAAGTTTGGTCCAGCTAGAGCTGCAATCCTTGCAGAAGGCCGTGCACCACTTGCTACACCAGAAGGTGCTGGAGAAACTACTCTCAATATTCGTCGTAATGGCGTTAACACTGAGACAACTGAAGCAGAGCGTACAAATATTGCCTCTACAAAGGCTGATCGTTCTGAAGGTAGGTTTGTTGATATGGGTAGCAGCGCTAAGTCTGATGAAGCTCGTAAAATCTTTGGAAATAATAAGCCTAAGACTGAGGAGTAATCCTCATGGACGATCGTCTTCTAAACTTCTTAGATAGTGCCAGGGTAAATGAGCCATTGGGCAGAATGTCACCTAACCTACGTTATGGTGCACAGGCTGCTAAGGATTATCTAACTAACCAGGTATATGAGCCAGATCCTAACCGTGAGCAAGAATTTGTTGCTCGCCCAGGACGTGGTGCTAACGGAGAGTCTTCAAACTAATGGCTAGGCGTATTGAAGAAAACCTAAATGTAGGCAAGATTAACGGCCTTAGCACTCATTCGTGGACCTGTATGGATTGTGGCAAGCACATCACTAAAGTTGGTGGGGCTAGTGCTATTCGTGCAGGCAAAAAAGAAGCGTATAATCATGACCATGTGGATACATCAAATGACTCTTGGAAAGAGCGTAAGGACCTACAATGACAACTAAGAAGAAATCACATAAAAAGTCTGCTGCTTGGACTCGTAAAGAAGGTCAAAACCCTAACGGTGGTCTAAATGCTAAGGGACGTGCCTCTGCTAAGAAAGAGGGACATGATCTCAAGGCTCCTAGCAAAGACCATAAGAACAAGCGTCATAAGTCTTTTTGTGCTCGTATGCAGGGCATGAAGAAACATAACACCTCTTCTAAGACCGCTAATGATCCAAACAGCCGTATTAACAAGTCTCTACGTGCATGGGATTGTGACTGCTAATGGCTAAGAAAGAAGTATGGGATACCCCAGACCCAAAGAAAAAGAGCAAGCACCTATCTTCTAAGAAAAAGTCTGCTGCTAAAGCTAGAGCTAAGGCTGCTGGTCGCCCTTATCCAAACCTTATTGATAATATGGCTGTTTCTAAGAAAAAGGGTAAGTAATGGCTACTAAGAAAAAAGAAGTAGCTGGCGGCAAAGAGTACAAAGGCTCTGCTGCTAATGGCGGCCGTAAGATTATCGTTGAACATTACAAGGATAAAAACGGCAAGTGGCACACTACCTCTAAGAACGCTGCTCGTGCTAAGTATGAAAAGAAGCATGGCAAGCTATCTAAGGGTACAGATGTAGACCACAAGGATAACAATCATGATAATGATTCATCCAGCAATCTGCGCCCGCTCAAACATGGCAAGAATACTGCCAAGGAGAACAAGCGCAGAGCTGGAAAGAAGTCTTAAGCTGCCAATATTTGAGGGCAGAGCTTAATCCACATTTGAACTAGGTAGTGATCCCTTTCACCTGGGTTAGCATGCCAAGGTGACCAGTCCCTACCCCCAGAAGACATCTGGTAGGCGATCTGAGCGTTTTTAACAGGGTTTGTTAAGTCAGATGCATGCTTGAGGTGAAACTCGCTTAGACGGCCCTTTAAAGCCCCGTAAAGGTTAATCTGGAAGACTCCATAAGAGTCATCTCCAGTCCTACGGCTAAAATCATGGGCAAGAGGGTTTCCATGAGTTTCTTTCATAGCAACAGCCCAGGCAGTCTTCAGGGCACGACCTTTAAACCCTACCATTTCTAGGAGTTGATAGAGCTGCTTTGGGGTTAGTTTTTTAGCTAGTTCCAGATTGACTAGAGGGGTTAAACACCTCTGCATCACAGGCGCTGCGGCCTTAGCTGAGAACGTTATTAGATTTGTAATTGTTAAAAGGGCTGCAAGCCCGAGGATTAAAAGTTTCCTTTTGTCATTCAGATTCACACTATCTCCTAGGCTAGAGAGCCAACCCGAATCTTTATCCAACTGTCACTTGAATAAAAATAGCCTGGCGTCTGTCTGCCAAGCTAGTTGCAACTCTTTTTGTTTCGTTGTTAGTGTAGGAGGTTTAACTCCTGCCTTTAGTATATCTGTAACTACGGTGTTATGGCAAACCGTAATGTGGTGTAATATAAGATCCTATAGAGAAAAGGGCAAACTATGACAATTGAGCGTATTCCTACCAAACAGGGACATCCCGTCCCCAATTCCTCTCAACCTGCAAAAGGTCCTTTTCCTCCCGAGATATTTATGCGTCCAGAAGTGGTCCATGATTATCATAGGCCTGGACAAGACGACATTTTAGAAGGAGCTACTGCTCAGAATAACTTTAGCCCTCCTAAGGTATATAAGTGCCGTGATTGTGAAGCTTTAGTGATGGAGTATGAGCTCTCCACACACCAATGTGAGATGGAAGAAGAAGATGGCTCAGACGCATGATTTTGGAAAGAACTACTTTTGGCATGTAATGGTCTATCCATTAAAACCTAAAGTTATCTTTGAAACATCAACTACACAGGAAATTGAAGATCCATTTAGATTTGGTAAAGGTTTAGTATTTAGAATTCCTTTTACCCGACTATCTATTGTCTTAGGTAAATGGGTTGCACAATATGAAGAAAGTCAAGCTTTGACAAATGCTATTGCTGGAAGGCCAGTAGAGCAAGATGAGTTTGATTGGGACAATGTAAGGGGCGAAGAGTACGATGTTTAAGAAAAAAGAAGAGCGGCCTAAAACCCGCATTGAGAAAAGAGTAGCTAAGCTATCAACACAGGAGCTACTCACCTGGTCAGACCAAGTCCTATACTCAATTGGACGTAATCTATCTAGCTGGCAGAAAACCGATGAGGCTTTCCATCTAGAAGAGGCAAGAGTTGGGGCTGAATCCATCCACGCAATCCTTGAAACATTAAAAGAAAGATTCCCTAAGTGAGCGAACACGAGTTCGATGAGATAGAGCAGGAAGAGCAAGAAGAGCTTGAGGACGAAGAATATAGTCTCCTTCCTGAAGATGATCAAGAGGATGAGTTAGATGAGCTCTCCAAAGAGTTTGTAAAAGTACTTATCAATAAGATTATGGATTTTATGGAGATGCTTGTAGGACACAAGCTACACCCATATCAGGAGCCTTTAGCACGCCGTGTAATTGAATCTGTAATCATCAATGATGGTGAAGAAATCACAGCACTTGCTTCACGTCAGTCTGGTAAGTCAGAAACTATCGCTAATACTGTGGCGACCCTTATGGTCATCCTTCCACGACTAGCTAGGATGTATCCGGAGCTATTGGGTAAGTTTGGCGATGGTATTTGGGTGGGTATGTTTGCCCCAACTCAAAATCAGGTTGAAACACTTTACTCACGTACAGTATCCCGCCTTACATCTGAAAGGGCTATGGAAGTCTTTGGTGACCCGGAGATTGACGATATCCCTACCAAAACTCCAGGCGTAGTAAGAAACCTTAAGCTTAAGAAGTCTGGCTCTACAATCATGATGATGACTGCAAACCCAAGAGCTAAGATTGAATCTAAGTCATTCCATCTAATTATTATTGATGAGTGTCAAGAAGCAGATGACTTTGTAGTATCAAAGTCTATTGCTCCTATGGGTGCGTACTACAACGCCAC